CACAGGCGATAAGGGATCTGAAAGCGCCGGTGACATCAAGAATGGTGGCACTGTCACTGCAACCCCTAACCTGTGGGTTTTAGGCAACTACAGCCGTTTCGTCCGCCCAGGTTACTGCCACATCTCACTTACAGGAGCCGATGATATCAATTCCCTGATGGGCAGTGCTTACCTTTCTCCCAATGGCAAAGAAGTGATTGCAGTGTTTGTCAACATGAAGAATGTGGCCAAAGGTATCAAGATGAACAACGACAGCTTCGTGCAGAATGTCAGCTCTGTCAAGGCATATATCACCGACAAAGACAACAACCTGACGCCCGACCTGTCGTTTACCAATCTGACGACACGCAATATTATCAAACCCCGAAGTGTTGTAACATTAGTATTCAACCTGTCAGTTCCTATGAATGTCAAAGCTATCCAAGCTAACAAGTCCGCTCAACAGGAAGGCATTTTTAATCTCTGTGGTCAGAAGGCGGCAAACTCTTCAGCCGATATTGACAAACTTCCCGAAGGCGTATATATCATTAACGGCACAAAAATCTCCAAATGAAAATCCATAAACTTATATTTGCAGGGACTTTGAGCCTGTGTATTTATGAAGCAGTTTCAGCGCAAACTTCGACCTATCGTATCATGACCGACAGGCCCGAACAGACCATTATGCACTTCGGAGCATCTGACGCATGGAGCATGAAATACGTAGGATTGTGGCCCAAACAGCAGCAGGAACAGATTGCCGACTGGCTTTTCAGTACCCAAAATGATGCCAACGGTCAGCCACGTGGCATTGGATTGTCAGTCTGGCGCTTCAATCTTGGCGCAGGAAGTGAGGAACAAGGTGAAAGTTCACACATCAATCCACCGACACGGACGGAGTGTTTCCTACGTCCTGACGGTACTTATGACTGGACCAAGCAACAGGGACAACGCAACTTTCTCAAGTTAGCCAAGGAGCGTGGTGTACCCCACTTCTTGGCTTTCATGAACTCTGTTCCTGTTTATTTCACGAAAAACGGTTGGGCCACAAACACAGGGCGAGGGGGCACCATCAATCTGCGTGATGATGCATATGACAAGGTTGCTCGCTTCACGGCTAACGTCATGCGAGGTATTGAACAGCATGACAGCATCCATTTTGACTACCTTTGCCCTGTCAACGAACCCGATGGACACTGGAATTGGATAGGACCTAAGCAAGAAGGTTCACCTGCCATAAATGCCGAAGTAGCGCGCTTGGCCAAAGCAATCAGCAAGGAATTCAAACGTCAACGCCTGCAAACGAAGATTATGGTCAACGAAAGCAGTAACCTCTTATGCCTTTTGAGAACGCACGAAACAGATTGGCAACGTGGCTATCAAATCCGCACTTTCTTCTCAAAAGACAGTACACGAACCTATCTCGGAGATTGCTATGGCATTCCAAATGTTATCATGGCACACAGCTATTGGACCAATACACCTGTCAAAGAGATGCGCCGTATTCGTGAAGAGTTACGTGACACACTGCGTCATTATGGACTACGCTATTGGCAAACAGAACTTTGTATCATGAACAATGACGAGGAAATCGGTGGCGGACATTACTTTGATTATTCCATGCGCACAGCACTCTATGTGGCTCGTGTCATTCATCACGACCTCGTTTATGGCAATGCCGAGAGCTGGTCTTGGTGGAGAGCACTCGGTGGCGACTATCGCGACGGACTTATTCGCGTATTAAGCAACGACGGCTGGAAAAGTGGAAAAGCCATTGACTCCAAACTTCTTTGGGCCTTGGGAAACTACAGCCGCTTCATCAGACCTGGTGCCAGACGCTACGACATGCAGGTTTTCGATATGCAAGGCAGTCTTATTAAGGACGGTGACACCGAACCTTACGGACTTATGCTGTCAGCCTACAAGAACCAAGACGGCAGTTGGGTCGTTGTAGCTATCAACTATTCAGAAGGCACCCGCACGATAAACCTGCCCTTACCCGAAAGAAAACCTGCGTGGAAACAATATCGCACATCAGACGTAACAGGCGAAAATCTTCGTCCTGTAGGCGTCGTTTTCGAACGAGCCCTCCAGTTCGCTGGAGTTCGTGGTCTTCTCGACGAAGATCTTCGGCCCGGTCTCGCCCTCCAGGAACACGTTGACGATGTTCTTGCGGGGCATAGTGCCCTTCGGAGGCAGGAGGAACCAGCACTTGTCGGCGTATTCGCCGGCGATGAGCGCGAGCTCGGGGACCTCGTAGACGTTCGCGACCTTCCCGGACACCGTATTGCCCATCACCTGGGTCTCGGTGCCGTTCTGGCGGCGGATCTCGACGACCTTCATGATCTGCTCCGCACGGCTCGCCAGAGCCGGAGGGACGATCAGGTTGAACTTCGTCGGCATGATGATCCGCTTGCCGTTGTACTTGGTGACCGCCAGCTGTGCGAAAGCCTTCTCCAGCGCCTCGATGCTCAGCTCGGGGTTCCCGGCCAGGACGTTCTTGTTCGTCGCCTTGAAGTTGGTCGTATTGAGGCCCGTCGGCTGGACGAGCTGCAGAGCAGCCTCGATGGACTCCTGGTTAGCAGCGCGCCGACCGAGTTCCTTCGTGATCCGAGGAATCAGGTTCCAGTCGGCGCCGTAGCGCTTCAGGGTCTCCCAGGAGAGCGGGATCTGGACGCCGGCCTTGGCCAGCTTCAGCTTGAACTGCTCTGCCTTCAGGCCGAGGATCGGGTACTCGCCGAGCTCGCCGACTGCGGGCAATCCCTGTGCGACATAGCCCTTGCCTTCCTTGCGGACCGGAACGTTGTCGTCGGTGAAGTCGAAGCTGAAGTAGGGCACGGTCTCGAAATCGGGGGTTTCGAGGGTGTCGGCCCATTCGCGCCAGTTGGACGGAACCTGCTCGTACTCGCCCTGCATGATCTTGTTCATGGTGGGGCCGAGGTTGACCGGCAGGTCCGACGTGGTGATGGCCTCGCTCAGGTCCTTGCGGGCCGAGTTGCGCACACGGATGTCGTCGGCGTGAAGCGCCCTGTGCAGAAGGATACCCGCCTTGTAGGCTTCCCTCTTGTTGATCGCCATGTAGATATCCTCCTTAGAGCCAAGCCTGGGTGAGCTTGACGGCGTACTTGGTAGATGCGCTCGACATCTGGTTGAGCACGAAGCCGACGACGATCTTGCCCTTCGGGTCGGTCGCGATCTCCGGCTTGGCCGACTTGCCAGATTCGGTAGCACCGTCGATCGTAACGACGTCCCCGACCTTGACTGAGCCGTCCAGACCGAGGTGTGCGATGCCCTCGAAGGCAAGAGTCGAGTAGAAGTTGTTGTCCTCCTTGGGCGTGGCGGAGGTGAGGGCGACGGCCCCGACCTTGCCGACGGCGACGACGTCGCCCGACTTGACGGCGGCGTCAACCTGGACTTCGTAGGTGTCCCCGCCCTTGACGTGATTCTGTGCCATGCGGTAGTCTCCTTACCAGGTCAGCTTGGCGAATTCGGCTTCGAAGTCGTCGGCGCTCTTACCGGAGGGCACGTGCTCGGGGGCGAAACCGCCCGACAGGCTCTCTCGGATGGATTCGACGAGCTTGGTTTCGCGGTCGAGGATCGTCTTGGCGTCATAGCCGCGGGCGATGGCCTCGGCGACCCGCGCACGGGAGACCTCGGGAAGGTCAGAGTCGGTGAGAGCAAGGATGGCCTCTTTAGCCTTCTTGGCCTTGTCCTCTTCTTCCTCCTTGGCCTTCTTGGCGTCCTCTTCGTCCTCTTCGTCCTTCTTCTTGGCCTTGTCGGCGAGGGCTTCGACGAGAGCGGAGAGTTTAGTGTCCAGGGCCTCCAGGGCCTCCTTGAACTCAGTGTCCATTCTCTTCCTTTCGGAATTGTGTTTGTTGCTACCGTCCATAATAGCATTTCCGTTTTTGAACGATTCCAGAGCCTCGACGAGGCGGCCGCCAGCACCCGGAACTGTGACGAAGTCCACGGAATTAATGGGCGACGGTATGAACGAATCTATCACAGGCGGGACATCGCCGGTAGTCACCACGTCGTCTGTCTGTGCGAGTGTAGCGCCGCAGTGGATAGACACGCCGATGATGTCGGCCACCTGCTCGATGAACGGAGCCCATTGGTCCACTACCTCTATCGTCGTATACATCCCCGGTTCGGGTGCGTCCTTCCAATAAGGCGTCTCAGCGATGACGGCTGCCAGCTTAGTCAGCGTGCCTTCTGGGCGATCCCATTGTTCCGCCTCCGAGGCGTGATCGATATACATGTGCGTACCAATCGGGAAAGCATCAGCGAAGCTACCCTGTAGCGCCTCTTTCGTATAGATGCCCGTCGAACCAGAACCTTCCGAAATGAGCCGCACAAGCCACTTGCGCGTGCCCTTAATAGGCTTGAGAACACTGGTGGTCGTACTCTCTTTGATCTCAGCTTTCATCTTCAGTGTCTCCTTGGTTGAAACCGCCGGGAACGGAGCCCTGGTTGCCTTGGCGTGCCACCGGGTCGCGCACAGCATCTCCGTCGTCTCCACCAGACACATTACCACTCTTCAGAAAATCGTTCGGCTCCGGGAGCTCATCGCCGTGGATATCGGGCACAGCGAGCAGGTTGAGCACAGCCTGACGGTACTCGTCTTGGTGGATGGCTCCGGTGGACATAGACGTAGCGAGCGACTGCAAAGCACGATAGGTCGGATCCTGCTCGATCGACGGGAACTTAATGTCCACGTCCTTCACCGACGGGTCCACATCCATCATCACCTGCTTGAAGAAATCCCTCCACTTACGCTGCTCCAGCTTGAAGCCGTTGATCGTCGGCCTGTCCAGGGTCGTAGCAGCCCCGTAGGATCCGCCCGTCGCACCCGGGGACGACAGAAGCGCGATAACCGGGATGCCAAAGCTCGCCGCAACCAGCGCGGCCAACGGCTGGCCGTTCCCGTAGTTGACCTGCGCGCTCGGGACGCCCACCCCGGCCAAAGACTGGTTCGGCCCCAAGCTCGCTGTGGCGCCCACCACGTCGCCACGATTGGAGATCTCCACAGCCGACTGCCGCTTGCCCTGGTTGTTGCTGTTGACGATCGCCCAAGCGATCTTCGACAGCGCCTTCGACAGCCGCGCCGAATCCCGCAAATAGCCCGAGTAGGCGACGCTCCACAGCGCGGCCGCTAGAGAATCAGGTGCACCGAATGCATGACCGGCGTGCCTGCCCGATGACAGGATGTACACGACGTAGTTGCTGTTCACCTCATAGGCGGTATTCGGCGGCTTCCTCAACCGCTGCACACCGCGCCTGTACTCGGCTGTCGGGAACCATTGGCTGATCGTATTCTGCCCGTCCGGCGTCCATGTACGACGCACATACTTAACGACGGACGAATCGAATGAGTCGCGTACGATCTCCTCGATCTCCTCCACAGGCACCAACGTCAGCTTGTCCGTGTGCACCTCGCGGAACAGGAACACATTCCCCGCACAGAACCGCTCCAAGTTCAGGCTCTCCATCGCAGAAGCGGAGAACAGCGTCCTCTGCGCCGACTCCGACTTGATGAACTTGTCCAGCTTCGAAGAGGTGTCGCTGAACACCAAGTCATCGCCGAAGATGTAGCTGGTCCTCAGCTGTGCACCGCGTTTATGCAGCGGGTGGTCGCGGGCCATGTCCCGAAGACCTCGCACAACCTCGTGGATGAAAGCCAGCGTCAGGCCCTTGTCGTCGGCGTAGCTCACCCAGTTGGCGCCCTCGTCCAGGAGGTAGGACCTCTGCGCCTCGTTGATGAACGCGATACCCTCGTCGCTAAACGAGTATGCGTTGTAATCCAAAAGTCTCCCCCATTTCGTGTAGGTAGTCGTCTTCGTCGCCGTCCATCATGTCCCCCGCATCGGAGAACACGGTTTCCTGTTGGATGGCGTCGCGTATGTTCTGGTCTGTTATTGCAGCGTACACCGCTGCGTCTGCCAAGTCGGGGGACTTGCCGACGTCCTTCTTCAGCTTGTCCTTCGAGTCGAGGACGAGTCCGCCCGACATCGTATTGTACGAGTAGCCGACGGACAGCAGCTCGTCGTGCAGGTCGATGTCCAGCGGGTCCAAGTCCAGCTCCCCTGTACGACACCGGTACCTGAACGAATCCCACATGTAAGACCGGTAGTTGTGCCACCGCCCCCTGTCGGGGCTCGACATAGATCCGCGCACAGCCAGAATGTCGTATGTGCGGTTGGCATACGAGTTGAGGATGTCGAACATCCCGCCGCCGATCCCGTCGCAGTCGATCGCCACGGCGTGTGCGCCCTCCCGCAGTGCCAGGTCGTGCACCCGCTGCGCGCTGTGCACCAGGTCCGTCTTCGCCCACGAGTCCACGAAGCGCACAACCCCGTTGACGCACAGATAGACGACCGATCGGTCCGCTCCGAAGCGCGCTACGTCGACGCCCAGCACCGGCCGGCCGATCCGCTCCCTCTCGGTGAGACACGCTGTCTCAACGTCGCCTGGCAGGATCAGCGAGTCCTCGATGTCGAACGCGAACTCGCCCAGCACTCGGGCCTTGAACCGCGCGCTGTCCTCGCCGTACTCCTGCTTCTTCTGCTCCACGTAGGAAGGACCGGTGAGCTTCTGCAACACATTGGGTGGCATCGGCTCGCCTGTGAAGTTCGGGCTCTCCAGGACGGAGATGGACATGCGCTTCCAGTTCTCCATCTCCTCTTTGAAGATCTTCCCCAAATAGCTCATCGGGTCCGTGGGGTTCGCGATCAGCACACGCCTGGACGCTTCGTTCGTCGTGATGTTAGCCAGGGCGTCGATCAGCTCGCCCGACAGCCCGCAGGCCTCGTCGCCGATCGCCAGAACGTCACCGTGGATGCCCTGAAAGGAATTCCCACCCAGGTTGTCCGGCGGCTTCCTGCCGCGCCCCAGCGGAAGCTTCGTAACGTCGTCCTTCCACTGCACATCCATCGTGATGCGCCCTGGGAGCTTGTGGTCGACCAGTCCTTCTTCGAAGCGCCACTCCACGATATCCTTCAGCTGCATCACTTCGCGCCACAGCACGTCCTGCACCTGCGCCATCGACGGCGCCGTCGAAATCACATAGCAATGGGGGTAGCGGGTGTCGACCCACCAGCAGATCAGCACGGCCATCAGCCGGGACTTCCCAACGCCGTGGCCGGCCTTCACAGCCGTCGAGTTGTTCTCCACCACGGCCCGGGCGATCTCCCGCTGTTTACTCCACAGGGTGCCTTCGTCCGTTCCCAGCATATATTGAGCCCACCCCACGGGGTCCGACTTGAAGCTGTCCTGTCTCCTGTGCGCCTTGACGGTGGCGATAGCGCTGTCGATCGCGCTAGCTTTGATCAGCATGGGCCTCCTTCAGCGCTTGGTAGAACACCTCGTCCATCGCCTCCGGGTCAAGTAATTGGTTATTGGCGTAGGCGTTGGAGATGTGGATGCGCACACGTTCCCAAGCATCCTCCACCAGGTCGAGGATCAACCGAGTCTGTTGCTTCGTAACCCGGGCCTCCTCCTCGTCGTTGTACTCCTTCACCTTGTCCAAACGGTCGCCGAGCTGCTTCAGGACGCTGTTGACTGCCTCGATGTGCCGAGCGGCTATCTCGTCCGACTCGAAGCACTTCTCCAGGAAGTTGAAGGCGCGCGTCTTCAAGTCGTACATGTCGGCGATCAGCATTTGTTGGCGTTCGAGGTTCGTCCACACGTCGTTGCGCTTCAGCAAGGAGCGCACACGGGCCAAGCAGGTCTCCGCCGACAGGCCCAATTCCTCGGACATCTCCGCTGGGCTGGCCCCCGCCTGCGCGAGGGTGAGCAGCCGCCTGTCGTCCATCGCCAACTCGCCGGTCGACTTCTGGATCGCGAAGCGATCCCGGGCGTTCTTCACCAACTCTTTGGCCGAAGCCTTGGTCTGAGTCGGCGTCTTTTTCTTGCTCTGCTTCTTGGGGGCGGCCATCACAACCCCCTGTACCGGATCACCACCGGCGCCTCAAGCGGATCGCACACCTTCACGGCGGGCCGATCGGCTTGCGTCGTCAACGTCACGCAGAACGTGCCGCCTTCGGTATTGAGCGCCGTCACCTTCGTCTCTTCTGCATTGGTGAACACCGTCAGGTACACGGCCTTCACGCCCTTAGCCAGCGCAACGTCCAGGTCGAGGTTGGGCGGCGTGCCGCTGAGCGTCGCAATCGACCCGATAGCAGTGGCTAAGCGGCTCGTTTGAACGTCGATTCTCATGAAACTCCCTCTCTAATCAGGCTTAAGAGGAATGTTACCACGCACACAGCAGACCCCGCCGGGGCATAGCGCTCACCCGGCGGGGTCCTGAGAGAAAGGAGCTTACCTGAACACCTTAACATACTTCTGCAGGCGCCGTCTAGGCCCAGCCATGTGGTCGTACAGCAGCACCCAGCGGTCGTCCAGCGTGGGCGCCCATGTGACGCTGTCCTGTGCGGTGATCGGCTGAATCTCGTCGTCCACATTTAAGATAGAGACGTAAGCGTCCAGCCTGAACGGCAGTCGATCCAGGTCGTGAGCTGTAATGAACACCTGGAACGTCTCGTGCCCGCCTATCACCCATAGCTCGTCCCGGCCCTCGGCAAGCGTCTGCTCTATCGCCGCATACGGGCTCGCCACGGCTTTAATCGATTTGGTTGACTTCATCGTCCGACTTAGCACGATGTTCGTCCTGTTCGGCAGCTTCTTGTTGCGTTGCGGCAGGGATTGTCGGGTCTTCCGGCCCATTACCACCGTCTTCCCCGTCGTCATGTCCTTGAAATGCTGCAGGTCGCCCCTGTCGTGCCACGGCAGCTTCCCGTTGACCCCCATGATCCCGGACGTCGACTGCGCCCAGATGAAATGCACGTGAAACATCGTGTCTCTCCTCTCGTGTGCGGCGTATTGGCTGATACGAGGACTCTAGCAGGACAGACGGGGTTACGCAAACTTGACTTCGCCCCCGTGTGCGAGCTACAGTCGGACTATCGAACCACCAAACCAGAGAAAGGATGTCACATGCTTCTTTACTTCATCGCCGTCCCCATCGCATTCCTCGTCGCGCAGGGGTTCTGGACCCTCGTCGCCTACATCGTCACGTGGTGCGGTTTCCCCAAGGCCGGTTCCGTCGTCTTCTGGGTCTCCCTCGCCTTCACATCCCTCGGGGTTATCTCCGCCCTCACCGCCTTCGCCTGGACCCAGCACCAGCTCAACCTCATCGCGGCTTGACAGCGGCTCGCTCAGCGTGTACACTGGTTGCGCACAGTAACTCAACAGAGAGGAGAAACATATGTATTCTTGGAATGTTTTCGGGTGGATGTTCGCTAGCTGGTACCCCACATGCCGTAGGTGGAGTAGCACCTGGATCTGCTGACGACTTGACAACGCCGGTCACGGCGTGTAAGCTGAAGACATAAAGACCCCCGACGTTTCCCGGAACGGGACGCGACGGGGGTCCTTCTTATGCTCTCACTTATTCGGCGTAGTCGCCAGGAACGGAACCACCTTGTGGAGGAAGCGGTCCACGGGCTTCGTGTTGAGCAACCACTGTGCGCACACAGTCACCAGACCCCACACGGTCGCCGTTATCGTGTCCGCCAGGTCGGCGGGCAGCGTCAGCCCTACCTTCGCACACCACGCAGCTAGCAAGCCGACGAGGCTGACCACAAACGTCCTGATAATAGACCGCGCCTTGTGCTGGATCTGCGTCGGCACGAGCTCGTCGAAGTGGTAGGCGTTCTTCCGGTTCGGGTCCGCCAGTCCGCCGTCCCCCTGCGGCAGGCCGCCCGTCTCCACGGTGTGCGCGGCAGCAGCGAAGGCCGCAGCCTTCTGCTCGTCCGTCAGCGTCGGAGTGTCCAGGTGCTTGGGTCCTGTAGGGGTGGGTGTCGTTTCAGCGGCGGTCACTTCGCATCACCTCGCTTGGCTAGCGTGTTCTGGATGTCGTTCAGTTTGTTGATCGTCTCCTCAAGCGCCGCGTGGGAGGCCGCCGGGTAACCGAAGCCGTAGCCCGGCACCGTCAAGTCGGTGGCGATCCTGTTCACAGTAGCCGTCATAGACTCCACGGCCTGCGTCAGGTTGGCCGCCACCTCCTTCAGCTCCGCGATGGAGTTCTGCGTCGCCTGGGGGTAGCCGAAGCCCTGGCTCGGCACCTTGATGTTCTCGTACAGCCAGCTGAGCATGTTGTGCTCGTCGGGTGTCAAATCGTCTCCTTTATTCTGGTTCTGTGTTTGGTCGTCTGGTGTGTCTCCGATATAGCGCTTGACGATGATGATCGTCGCCGAACCCGTCAGGGACCGGTCCGACAGCGCGTGCAGCCTCGGGCCCCTGCCCGGGCCGCCGTGCCCCCACGTGTACATGCCCCCGGCGTAGAGCTCCACGTGGCTTATCCGCCCCGCGAAAGCGCCCGAATGCCAGCCCATGCAGATGATGTCGCCCGGCTTCATGTCGCTTAAGGGCAGGTCCCTCCACGAGGTGGCCGACGCCACCGTGTACGCGTCAGGGTCCGACGCTATATTGAAACTCCGCTCGCCGATGGTTATACCCGCGCATTGCCTGTAGGCCTGCGCTATGGTTGAGCTGCAGTCCCCCCAGCCGTAGCGTTCCGGGTCTTTGCGGCGGTAGTCGTTCGTGTAGCCGAAGTCACCGTCGTGCTTCGCCATCCACGCCACTACGGCGTTGCGCTGCACGTCAGCCTGCGTCATCCGTCTCCTTCCTATTCGCTAGAAGAGCCTTCACCTCAGTATACGGCACAAAAGCCGCCCTATCGGGCCGGGGGCTGTGCGCCGGAATCTTCCTTCTTCTGAGGAAGTCGTAGCCCTCGCCCTGCTGCAGACGCACAGGGGTTGAGTCGTAGTGCGGGAGGCGGAACTCCACCCACCCCTCGTCCACCTGGCGCACAGCATCGGGGTAGCCGCGTATAAGCGGACCGTCGTTTCCGGGGGTGGCGCGCCACGCCGCATCGATCAAGGACTGCAGCGCATCCGATTGCGCATTAAACTCTTCGATCTCGTCGTTCGCCTCGCCTCTCGATATCGCCGCACCGTCCCGCGTCGGAAAAGGCGGGTTGAACCCGCACAGGGATCTGGAGGCCGGCCGATAGCGCTCCTCAAAGATTCGGGCGGCCCGGTTGTCCAGAGGCATCTTACCAGGCTCTCGCTTCAGGCGGGCCGTGTAGGCATCCTCAGCTGCGTACGTGAAGTCCACTGTTCTGTCACGGTAGCTCTCTTCCATGCCTAGAACCATACCACCCCCGTCGGCGGATAGCCCGTCGCGTGCAGGCTCAAGGGGTCGTAGTCGGCAGGCTGTGTTTGTCTGTGCGGTCTCTTCGGGGTCGCGTGCCACATCGACGTGAAGCGCACACGGGCGTCCTCGGCGTAGAACGCCGGAATATGCGGGGGCAGCGGCTTTTCACTGTCCACGACCGTAGTAAGCAGTTGACTCTCCACGAAGATGTGGAACACGTTCCTGCTCGGTGCGAGGCGGACTTTGTTCCCCCCCTCCGAATTGCGGTTCGCCGGAATGATGTCGTTCTGCAAGTCGGTCTGGGTTGTCCCCAGCGGGTATTCGTGGCAGGCTTTTATCAACACCGAATAGGGGTTCACCGCAGTGTGTTCTGTCGTCTGGTTTTGCTCTGTGTTGTGCGGTGGGAACTTACGGGGGTCGGTGTCCGCGTTGGATTTCAGAAAGCGCTGCCCGCCCTTGTAGCTCGGGTCTTGCTTCGACACCTCCCAGCCGTTGGGCTTGAGGCATAGGGCGTAGAAGCGGAAGTTCGAGTTGGAGGTCGGGCTCGGGTCGTAGGGGTGCGTCGGGTCTGGGCTGAAGCACCACAGCAGCCAGCCCACCTCCCACGGGTTAGGACGGGAGTCGGGGTTCTGCGGGGTCGGGGGTGTGTTGTCGGGGGAGCGCAGCTGCGCTGTGGTCACTATATTCGCCGAGAACGAGTACACCACCTGGAGGCGGTTATGGAATTGTGGGTCAGGGTCGGATGAGGGGACGGGCACCCGTTCGATTTTGAGCAGAGGGGAGAGGGCTTCGATCGGTCGGGCTAGGGACGCCGCCGTGGCCCCCAGCGGTTGGTCCGGGTTGGGGGGCGGCGGAGGAGGCGGGGTTAGGAGGAGGGTTGAGTCGTAGGGCGGCGTCGGATTAGGCGTTACCTGGATCGTGTTGTAAATCTTCCGTATGCGCACAAGGGGGTGCGCTGTCTGGTTCACGGGGCGTTTCGGTGCAGTGGGCATGCCTCGATTTTAGCTCGTCGTCGTGTCTGCGCACAGCAGACTGGATGTCGTCCAGCTGACTGCTGTGCGCATGGACCAGGTCCGTCAGCACTCTGGTGTTGTCCTCTATTCGGTCTACGGCGTCCCTTAGAGAGCTTCCATGGTTGTTTTCCATGTCTTGTTTTACGCTTAGGACCTTCTTATTGGTCTTCAATGACGTGTAGAGGCGGTGGTGTACGGTGCGGTGGCGGTGGCCGCCGCGGGGGGCCGCCCCTAAGAGGTGGTCGATGATGAGTATTATGTCGTTCACGGGTCCTATTATAGCGATCAGACTGCAGTATGATGTTCTAGTGTTGAAAAATTCGAGCTAATGTATGCGGTTGGGTCCCCCCATGAAAATCGACCCACCCCTCCAAAAATTCCAACTTTTCCCACCAAAAATACAAGTAGCACCTGGGACTAACGTCCCAGGTGCTACTTCTCTTACCACTCCAACTTGTATTACCTACCCTACCGTAGGGTAACTTATCGCTTCGACGACGCAGACGAACCACGCCGCATACATGAGTCCAACTATTCCAACCCAGATCTTAGTGATAGTGATTCTCAATAGCACCTCCCTCTCCGGGCCCGCCCCCCCCCCCCCCCGCGCCCCCCCCGCCCCGCCC